AGCCGTGCGGCACGGAGTTCAGAGCTGCTCCTCTCCCTCAGATGGGATAAGCCGCCGCGCGAGCATTCGCGCGGCGGCAGGTTGGTTCGTCAGGTTACTACGCCTTCACCGTCAGCTGCGCCGTGCCGGTGGCAATCACCTTGCCGTCCGCGTTCAGCTCGACCACACGGATGTAGTGGCTGGCGGTCTGGCCGGACAGGGTCGCGCCGCTGGCGAACGCGGTGTAGCCGCTGGGCACTTCGCCCAAACCGGGCGCAGTAATCGCGGTCGCGGCGATCTTGTAGGCCAGCGTAGTGCCGCCTTCTTTGGTGCCGGTCACGGTGATCACCGTGTCGCCGTTGGTCGCGGTGCCCGCGGCAGAAGCCACGGTGATCGCACCGGCAGCACCGGCGTCGGCCATCACGAACTGGATGCCGTCAGCCTTAGCGTTGAGGATGAACGCGTCTTCATGGCTTTCCTCGAAGTAGTAGTACTTGCCATTGGTCAGCGCGCTGGGTTCATCAAGCTTTGCGAACTCGTAGCTCACCGGGGTGATCACGGCCAGCGGGTGGATCAGCGCCATCTGAATCTGCTTGGCGCTCGCGCTCGGGGTCCAGCCGGAGGTGAAGCTGTACAGGGTCTTCATCAGCTCGGGGGGTACGCCGACGATTTCGACCGTGTCCAGAGCCTGCACGATGCGGTCAATCACGCCGTTGCTCTGCTGGGCGTTGATGTTGCGGGTGATGCCCGAGGCGTTCTTGATCAGGCGCTGCACAGCGGGCAGCACGTAAAGAATGCGGCCGGTGAGCGGCACGCGCTTCTCATCCGCACGCTGCATCAGGGCATCGAAGGTCGAGAGCACGTTGTCGACGGTCAGGGTCACGATGTCGGGGGCGTAGTTGAGCGCCCGCCAGTCGGCATACAGCTTGGAGATGGTGTACGCATCCATTTCGGGGAACTTCTGCGTATTGTTCATCTCCGTGGTGATGTTCTCGATGGTGGCGACCATATGGGTCTGGTCGACGTCCTTGGGGTGCACGAGGGTGCTCCACACACGCTGGTTGGTCAGCGTCTTGGTCTCCCAGTCGTTATCGTAGTTGCGGGCAGCGGTGCCAATGGCGTCGCGGTTCGCGTCCACGCGACCACCGACAGTCAGCCGGGGGATCTTGACGCTGCGGCCATCCTCGCCCATGCGATAGCGGCCGTTGTTGGGGGTCGCGTACAGGCGACCGAAGTAGAGCACATAGGGGAACATCGTCGCCAGCGATTCGCTGTACTGAACCGCATAGTTCAAAGCTGCCATGTGGGTTACCTCCTGTCATGGGTCAGGGTCATGCCCTGCCGTTATTTAGTAGGGGGAGTGCGAACGTAGTTCAGCCCACCGCCTGTGAAAAACCCCTTGGCACCGGCCCCGCCGTCACCGCCGCCGAGCGGCTTGGAAAACGCAGGGGGTGCAGGTTCGGGTTCTTTGGGTTCGGGGGGCTTGTCCGGGAGGAACGCGGCGGGGTCATCCTTCTTGAGCGAGTCGATGTAGCCATCGGCACCCACAAAGCCCTTGCCGTCGTCGGCGAGCTTGAAGCCCTTGGCTTTGAAGTCCTCCACGGCAGCCTTTCGAGCGAGCTTGGAGGCGAACGGTACGCCAACGAACAGCTGCTCGGCGGCATAGTCGTAGCGCTGCTGTTCCAGTTTGGTTTGCAACGCCTTGGTATCGCCGTCGTACTTGCCCTGAAGGTCGGCCAGCTTGGTTTGCAGCTCGGCACTCGCTCCGGCATCCTTCTGGAGCGCCTTCATGTCTTCATCGCGCTTTTTCAGCTGGCCGGAAAGGTCGGTGATCTGCGTATCCTTGGCGGAGACATCCTGCCGAAGAGCGGCCAGGTCATCTTCTTTGCCCTTGAGCGTAGCCTTGTGCGCCTCGACGTCCACGCCGTGGATGCCCATCACCGCGTCGATCTGCTCCTTGGTCAGCCCCAATTTCTCCAGTTCCTCACGTTTCATGGTTGATAGCTCCTTTCGATTACGCTAATGTTTTACGAGGTTGCACCTCATCGTCGGGTTTGGGTACGCCAAAGCCCGCAAACGCTAAGCCGCGCTCTTTAACGCCTGTGCAGCGGAAGGCATGAAAAAAGCGCCGCGCATTGCTGCGTGACGCTCAGTTCCGAATTCGAGTGCCGGACAAAATAGAAAAACCGCCTCGCTTTCGCTTGGCGGTTATACCTTGGCGATCTCGTCCAAGATGGTTTCGCAGGTAAGGCCGACTTCGTTCAGTTCATCGCCGTCAGCCAAGCCGTGCAGTTGCAAGTGCTCGCTGACCATCTCTTCCAGATTAGCCAGACGATCCTCGTCCACCGTATCGCTGTCGTGGGGGAAGCCCATATGCCGCAACACTTCCCGCTGCCGGTCTGTCCATTTGAATTGTACTGCCATAGGGCTCACTCCTTTTGATGCTTTTTGCGGGTTTGCCTGCCCGTCTTCCACGCGCTGATGACCTTGCCGGTATCCGGGTTGATGGCGACCGTCGCATCATCGCCGATATACTGCTGGCTGCGGCGGCCATGCTCATCCGCTTTGACGGGCTTCACATGCAGCGGTGCGCTGATTGCACCGTTGATGGCCTTGCTGTCAACACCGCGTTTGGCGGCCTGCTCCAGCAGGTGGGCCGTCGCTTTGGTTTGCAGGCCATCCGATGTTGTGGCAAGCTGCCTGAATGCTTGCGGCGTTGCTTTTGCGGCGGCGGTTGCTTTGCTGGATACGCTTTGATTATACCCCTCCACCTGCACACGGTCAACCAGCTTTTTCCTGCCGGTTTCCTTGCAATAGCTTGCCAGTTTGGCTTCCCGCCGCTTGAGCAGCTTGGCTGCCTTGGCGAACTCCGCGTTATATGCGGCTTGCTGAGCAGGGTCTTTGGAGGTGGTGCGAGCGGCATCCAAAGCGGCGCACTCACGCCTGCTCGCGCGTATCCTGCGTTCAAGCTCGCGCTGGCGCTTGCTCTCTTCATAGAGCTCATCGTTGCTCTTGCCGTTGAGCGTGTCATTCATGGGCAGCTGTTCGTTCACGCCCTCGATGAACACGTAGAAGCTGTGCTTGCAATTCCACCCGCAAAGGCCCGGGCCTGTGCCGTATCCGGTGGTTTCGCGGAAGGGCTTGTATTTGGGGTGCTTTCCGCTGATGCTGTATACGCCGCCCTGCCAGATGGCATGGGTTGGACGCGCGCCCGGATGGCTGGACACCTGCACCAAGTCGGTGCCCATGTCCGCCGCGGCTTGCAACTGCACCTCGCCCACCGTGTTATTAACGCCGGTGATCACAGCGCGGCGGGCGGCCACGTCCAGTTGATCCTGATGGCCGCTGGGGTAAGCGACCTTGGTGATGCCCTTGCCCGCCAGCGCGCGCACCAGTGAGCGCAGTGCCTGCCCGAGCGAGAACGACCCGGATGTGACCTGCAACCACGCCTCATCAAGGCAGTTCTCCAGCGCCTTGGTCGCCGTTCTGGCCAGCGTGCGGGTAAAGTTGCGCATCAGGCCGTTGGTCATTTTGGCACCGGTCTCCACGATGCGCTGCATGGCGGCAGAACCCCTGAGCGGTGCGGTGTCCATTCCGGCCTGTTTGTATTGCGCGGCGCTCACGCCGAGCGATTCTGCGCTGGCCTGCGCCACGAGGCGCTTCACCGTGCCCTCGCTGCGCTTGCTGGCCCTTGCCACGCGGCGCACAACCTCCGTTTGCGCCATGCCCATCTCGCGGGCTTTGATGGTTTGCCATTTGGCTGTGGGGGTGAGGTAATCCGCCTGAATCAGGCGGCGCACGATATCGGCGATGATATCACGCTCGACCTTGCTCCAAAGCTCGACCAGTGGTTCGGCGACGGTGTCCAGATAATCGGCGGGCAGCATCCGGCGTCACCCCTTACGCTTTCGGGGCAAAGCCGAGCAGCATATCATCAGACGGTTCGTCTGCTGTAGCCAGAATCGCTTTCGCCTGTTCCTCCGACTCGCCGCGCCATTTCGCGCGGTACTCCCACGGCATCATCAGACCGTCGCGCACCTCGCCCAGGTCGCGCTGGCGCTCGGTTTCCGCGTCCACCACGATGCTGTCATCCCACACGTAGGCCACCTCGAACTTGCCCGTGGGTGCCAGCTTGTAGAGCGTCGCGATGGTATCCATGGCCAGCAGTAGCGCGTCAATTGCCTTTTGGGCCGCGCGCTGAATTCCGGTCACGGTTGCGTACGTACGCTGGCGGGTCTGCTTGATCTCCTGCGCGGTGCGGGCATCCTCGTTGGGGTCGCTCAGCGTGCCGCGCGAGAGGCCGCACAGGTCTTCCACGCGTTGGAGCAGCTTGTTCAAGCCCTGAATGTAGGCAGTGTCGCGCAGATCTGGGCTGAAGGTCTTAAAGAGCGTGTCGCCGGTGAGCGCCTTGGGGTCGAGCTTGTTGGGCCGGAAGAGCCGCTCACGGCCAACGGGCAGGCGCACCTGCTTGGACTTCGGGTCCACCTCAAAAGCATCCTCAACCGCGTCGATGGCCAACTCGCCGCCCTCGTACTCCCACAGAAGGCGCTGATACTGCTTGTCGGCCTCCTCGATCACGCCGCACGCCTTTTCATACACGCTCACCCCCACCGGGCTTTTCGGGTCGATGGTGTTGCCCAACGGGATGCGCAGGTAGCCGAACAGCGGATGGGCAACGTTTTCGATGTTCACGTCCGGCTGCAGGCTGGCCCAATCCTCAACGTCGGTGAGCGGTATCTCCTGCATGGCATCGTAATCGCCAGAGCCTTTGAACGCACGGTTGGTGATGCGGTAGCCCTGATCGGTGAGCTGATGCGTTTCCAGCCGCACGTACCGCGTGTCGCCGTTGCGCTTGCGCTCAAGGAAGATGGCGCCGGTGATTTCCCTGCGGCTGTTGAAGGACGTGGGGTAGAAATCATCAGCGTGCACGAGGTCAATGGCGATGTCCTTTCCGTCCACATACGGCTTGAGCACCATACCGCCCTCGGCGCAGGCATATTCGACCACCAGCCGCAGGTGCTCCAGCAGGGGGGCTACCTGCGCGGCAAGCCACTCCGCGCGGGAACTGCCGGATAGGTTGACCTCAGCCTCCAGCGTGACCATGGTGGCCATCTCGGACGCAATCGTGGCAGGCAGGCTGAGGTGCTGCGTGTTCGTCGCAAGCCAGGACGCCTTGCCGCGGTACATGTCCATCCACTTGCTGATTGCCTGCTGCATGACGTCCGACACCGCAACGCTCACGCCCATACGCTTGGCTGTTTTACTGTCCAGCATCCGGTCTATCACTCCCCTCAGCCAGCGAAAGAATCGGTCAAACATGGCGCTGGCCCCTTTCCACGCTTTGCGTTGTCAAGGAATCCTTGACAGGTCTGAACCAATGATTTGTTGATGCCGACAAAACGTACCCTCAGGTCAGGTCACGGTCGCGTACGATGGTTTTGCAGAAGTAGCGCAATGCGTCCGCTGCGTGGTCGTGCTCTTTGAGCGGCTGCTCTGCGCCTCTCTTGGCGGCTTTCTCATCCCACACATAGGCGCGCACCTCGGCGATGGTCTTGACGCAGCGCCGATGGATCTTCAGCCGCCCGAGCGCCAGCATGGACGCCACCATGCGAATGCCGTCCAGCACGTCGTTATCAGCCTCGCGCACCTTGTGGCCTCGCTGACGCAGCGCAACGCGGAAGGATGCGGCGCTGGGGTCGAGCACGATGGCGCGCGGCTCATCCGTACCGATGAACCGTTCCATGTCCTCAACGTACTGCTGGTCGGTCTTCTGGTACCGCTCGGCTGCCGAGTCGAAGTAGTACTCCTCCACGAGCAGCGCATCAACGCCGCTGTAGCGTATATCGAGGTATACACACGGGTTCTTGGTGCCGTAGTCGCAGGCGATGTAGCGGTGGTAGGCGCTGGCCAGATCGCCCGGCAGATCGTCGATGATGGAGGAATCGCCAAACATGTCATAGATGACGCCCTCGGCCTGCACCCAGCGACCGAGGATGAACCGCTGGTAGAACACGCCTTTGAACGTGCGGTGGTACCGGGCTTTGACCTCTTGCGACAGCGTCAGGTTATCATCCATGCCGAAGTGGAGGTGAAGCACGCCCATCTTGGTGGCGCGGTCGATGAAGTCGGTTTTCAGATAGTGGTACGGGCCGGACGGGTTGCAGTTCATGAACACCTTGGCACCGTCCACCGAGCAGCGACCCAGCACCTGTTCCACAAAGCTCTGCGGCATCAGTGCGGCTTCGTCCAATAGCGCACCGGCTGCGGTCATGCCCTGCACCACGTCCTGGCTCTTCTCATTGTTCGCGCCAAATAGGTAGTAGCTGTTGGTGCCGATGGTGAGCACATAATCGCTGCGGTTGAACTCATACGGCCAGCCCCACGCGTTGAGCATCCGAAGCATGGGGTTGATCAGGTTGCGCTTGAGCACGCCGATGGAGCGCCCGGCAAGGATGAAATCCCTGCCCGCGAAGCGCTCCTGCGTGAAATGCAAGAACGACGCGATCATGGCGGTGGTTTTGCCGCTTCGGATCGCGCCGTCTGCGATGCAGATGAACTTATCGATGTGCGGGCTGCCGTCGCGCCACCAATTGAGCAGCTGCAGCTGACGGCGGCTGAACGGCTGAAAGGTGAATGCCGCCCCCCGTCTGTCGTGCGTTTTCACTGCACATCCCCCTCATCGGCGGGGTAGAGGGCTGCGACATCATCAGGTGACGGGCGCGTCGCGTCCAGCCAGTTGCCAACAGGGTTGAACTGCCCGCTGCCGCCGTGCGTATACTCGAACTCAAAGCGCCTCTGCTCGAGCAGGGTACGCTGTTCGAGCGCCTCCACCTTGCGGCGTTCAAAGTCGGTCAGGATTGCGTCACGCTGCATCCGGTGGAGCGACTCCAGCACCTTGGCCTTGCTGTTTTGCACCCGCGTCAATGCATCTTCCAGATCAGTCAGGAAGGAAACGGCGTGCTCGAAAGCGACCTGCTGCTTTTTGCGCACGGTGCCCGCCGTATCCTCGGCCTTGATGTTCAAAGCCGTGATCGCGAACATCTCGCTGCCGCTGATCTGCGTGGATTCGCCGGACAGCGCCATGCGCGCGTGAATGCGGCCCATGATACGCCGCTCGCGCACCGTCAGGATGGCCAGCATCCGGAGCAGGTTGTCAGCCGCGGGCATTTCCAGACACGACGCGGCGAGTTGCTTCTCCGTATCGTTGAGCGTGTCGAACATGATGGTCTCATACTCGCCCGCCGTGACCGCGCGCTTGTTGCCCTCGGGGGCGGGTTGAAGGTTCGGGTTGCCATATGGGTTGCCGGGCTTGGGCTTTTCCCGTTTGCCCTTGTTACCGTTACCCTTCCCGCGCTTAGCGTTACTGTTACCGCTCGCCTTTCTCGCTGGTGGAACGGTAACGGCAGGCTCGGCTTTTTTTTTGCCCTCCAGCGTCCATTTGTCGACGGATTTCCACTTGCGGATTTGCCCTGCGGATACCCCGCACTCATGGGCGATATAGGTGAGCGGGCGGCGGCCCTGCGATCCAAGCCAGATGTTATAGGCCATTTCACGCGCCGGGCTTCTGGGGTTGGGCATACCTCCTCACCACCGTTTCCTACAGTGTTTTTAGCGCCCTTGGCTTGTGAACTCCGCTGGCAGGGGGAGGCGCTTCCCATTACGGCATAAGAACACTTGTTCTTTATCGCCCGTCAGGGCAAGGTAACGCTTCACAATCACGTCGGCATACTTCGGGTCCAGCTCCATCAGGTGCGCGGTTCGGCCTGCCTGCTCGCATGCAATGAGCGTGGTGCCGGAGCCGCCAAACAGATCCAGCACGACCACCTTTTGTGCGGATGAGTTCAGTATGGCGCGTGCGACCAGCGCAACCGGCTTCATCGTGGGGTGTTCGTCGCTCTTCCTCGGGCGGTCAATGTCCCACACATCGCTCTGCTTGCGGTCCATCAGCGGGCACAGGCGAGGCGCGCCGTCCTTCCACCCATACCAGATGGGTTCATACTTGGTGTGGTAGTCCTTGCGGGAGAGCACCGGCTGTTGTTTGTTCCAGATGATCGTGCTGGACCAGTGGAAACCGGCAGCCGCGAGCGTGAGCATGTTGTTGCCCCACTCCTGCGCAGACATCACGACGTAGATCATCGCCCCCGGCTTGACCGCGGCGGCCATCTGGCCGTAGGCGGCATCCATGAATGCCTTGAAGTCCTCGGTGGACATGGCGTCGTTCAGGATGGTGCGTGGCTTCCAGCTGGGGTGATCGGTGGCGCCGTAGTTCACATTCCACGGAGGGTCGGTGAACACACAGTCCGCCTTCGTACCGTCCATGAGCGTGCGGATATCGGCAGCCACGGTGCTGTCGCCGCACATCAGGCGGTGGCGGCCCAGCAGGAACACATCGCCCCTACGGGCAAACGGCGGGTGATCCTCATCCGGCTCCGGCGCATCATCCTCGATGATCTCCGGCAAGGCGGTCTCCCCCGCCTGGTCAAAGCCGAAATCGAACCCCTCGAAGTCCAGCCCTTCCATCTCGCTGGCCAACAGGTCGAAATCCCACTCGGCCAGCTCGCCGGTCTTGTTGTCCAGCAAGCGGTATTTGCGCTTCTGCTCATCAGTGAGGCCGGATACGCGGCTGACCTCCACCTCGGTATAGCCGAGCCGCTGGAGGGCCTTATGGCGGGTGTGGCCCGCTAGGATGATGTTGTCCTCATCCACCACGATGTTGTTGATGTAGGTGCATTGCCGGATGCTCTCCATCACGGCGGGCACCGCCTGATCGTTCTGGCGCGGGTTGCGGTCATACGGGATGATATCTGCCAGCGGCAGGGTGACATGCTCTTTCACCATGGTTCACGCTCCAGTGCGGCGAGCGCCTCGCGGTGCATTCGCTCGCAGGCTTTTGGGGATCGCTTGATGGCAGCGGGGATATCCTCCCACGGCGTGGCCATGTTGTAAAACAGGGTGATGACGCTGCGGGTGTCCAGATCCATCTGCATAAGGTGCGGCTCGATGCGTTTCCAGATGGCGTCGGCTTCTCTACGCGCACCGATACTGGCATTGCGTGCCTGCGAATAGCGCCCGGCAAAGTCGGTCAGCGGGCAATGCCCCGTGCCGCCGATGTCGGCTGCGCGCTTGCTGCTGGTGCCGTTTGTGGAGCGGTAGAGGTAGTCGGAAGCCCGCTCGCTGTTGCTGGCTTCCGACAGGCGGAGCTGGCGCAGGTGGGTGAGCGTGTCGCGGATGTTGGGCATAGCGGGAGCCTCCTTTCGGGGGAATGGAAAAACCCACCGCGCGGGCGGTGGGTGCGGGTTTCGATGGATTTTCATTATTTGTAGTATAACATGGGCGGTGTGCACAGCGTTTGTGCGTCATTGTTCATCAATATTGTGTATAAAGCGGGAAGCGATAACTCTATGTGCAGGTATTGCCATTCTCCCGCTCATTAAGTATAATCAAATAAATAGAAAGATATCTCAAAGAAAGCAGGGACATCATGACATCAGTTGCTAATGCATACCCTACGAAAGCGTTTTTTATGGAGATGCTCACTCGAGATATTGATTTGAATGATGCAATTCTCGACCTGCTCGATAATTGCCTTGATGGGGCTGTTCGTCAAAAGCAAACAATTGATCAGATGGATCAACCTGATTATTATCTTGGTTATTCTGCATCAATAGACATTACTAAGGACTCTTTTACAATTACTGATAATTGTGGTGGTATACCAAGAAAAATTGGTGAGGAAAAAGCGTTCATGATGGGACGCTCACCCAATGATACCGATGGTGATGAATTACCAACTGTCGGCATCTACGGAATAGGAATGAAGAGAGCAATTTTTAAGATTGGCAGAGCCGCTGAGGTTTTTACTCGAAATGACGGTATGTTATATAGTGTAACAATTCCACAAACTTGGGCAATGGATGGTGATTGGTTCTTTCCAATTACTGACTTGACAGATACGAATACACTTGAAAATGGTGGCACAACCATAATGATTACGAGCATAAATGCTGGAATTTCTGCTCGTTGGGAAAGTAAAGACAAGCTAGATTTGTTTATCCGTGACTTAGTTACTTCAATACGTCAGAGTTATAGTTTGATTATTCAAAAAGGCTTTCAAATAAAAATAAATGGAACATTGGTGCAGCCACATCCAGTTCAATTACTTATTGGTAAGAATACTGACGGACAAACTATTCAGCCTTATTTGTTTAAGCAGATAATTGGTGATGTTGAAGTAAGTTTAGCCGTTGGTTTCTATGCACCTCCACCCTCACCAGATGAAATAGATGATGAGAACGAAATGAGGAGGACATCATCTGAAGCGGGTTGGACAGTAATCTGCAATGATCGCGTAGTTCTTTACAATGATAGAACACACCTTACCGGTTGGGGGGAAGCTGGCGTCCCTAACTATCATACACAGTTTATAGGCATAAGGGGAGTTGTGGTTTTTAAAAGCAGCAATCCACAATCTTTACCTATGACAACTACTAAGCGAGGAATTGATACTTCGTCGCGAGTATATTCGATTGTGAAAGAAAGGATGCGCCAAGGCACTCAGATTTTCACAAATTATACCAACCAGTGGAAAGGGTTGAACACAGACGAGCGGAAATTCTCGACTACAGCTGAACCAGTTACAATTAGTCAACTGCTTGGACAAAGAGAGAATATAGAAAACTCCTTCAATTTAGTTTTCCGTAGTAGTAAAGAGGGCATTGTACATATGCCAAAGCTACCCGTTCCAATCCGCGAGAAACCATATAGACAAATAAGATTCACAAAGAATCTTGAAGACATTCTCGATGTTGTAGAATATCTTCATAACGATAGGGATTTCATTATCGCTCCTTCAACGGTTGGAGAAGAGTGCTTCGATTGCATTCACAAACAAGCAAAGAATAGAGTTGGTGATTGATATGGGAGGTCAACCTTTCTATCATCTTCGTCCAAATAAAAATATTGATCGTAGCTTATTCCTTCAAACTCTCATTGGCCTCAATCGAGTTTTCCAAATGTCAGAATATCAGTATATCGGATTTGGGTCGTTTCTGTTTGATGACTTTAAAGCGATTCATGATACACTAAACATTCGAGAAATGATCTCGCTTGAAATAGATCCTATTGAATATAAACGTGCGGAGTATAATCTTCCGTACAAATGTATATCTGTGCAGAATATGAGTAGTACGGATTATCTTGCAGGGCTGCTCCTCAAAGACACAGATCATAGTATTTTCTGGCTAGATTTCGTGTCACCAAAGGAGCTTGGATTGCAACTTGCTGATTTTACATCATTGCTTGAAAAGCTAAATCCGGGTGATATTATAAGGATCACGCTAAACGCAAAACCAGATTGCCTAGAGTTAATAAAGGGAGATCGTCAAGACAATGCGCAGCGTTTGGCAACGTTAAGAAGTCGTGTAAGAGAAGAGTATCTGCCACCAGTACTCTCTGAAGATCATGTGTCGACGAAGATGTACCCATTAACCTTGCTAGAGATTCTCAAGACAGCGGCCATGAGAGCACTAGTGGATGACCCACCAGACCGAGCGAATTTTCTTTTCCCTTTATTCTCGTGTGTCTATGCTGACGGGCAACAAATGCTTACATTCACTGGGATTGTTCTTGATTCACACGATATGGAAGAAGAAATTAGAACGGCATTGACACATTTTCCGCACAATACATTTCTATGGGATAATCCATGCCATATTGAGATACCTGCTCTTACCGTTAGAGAAATAACTGAACTCAATAAACTATTGCCAAATCCTGATGTGCGAGAAGAGATATTGCATGAGTTTCCGTTTATTTTTAACCGCAGTGATCCAAATGTCTTAAATAGTTATGTCTCATACTATAAATATTACCCAAAGTTTCATCAAATTAACCTTTGATATATCGCTGTGAGAATTCTTTCAGCAACAATGGGTGAAACGCTGTTGCCTATTTGTCTGAAACCATGCCAAATCGTATCTGGAAGTTTAAACCAATCAGGGAAGCCTTGCAATCTTGCGGCCTCTCTTGGTGTAATTACTCGAGAATCCTTGAAGTGAATCGGCCTGACGGCCTGATAGCTTCCTTTCTCTGGGCCTGTGCCGGCTCGCAATGTTGGGCTGTATCTTTTGGGATTGAGTCGAATAGATTTTGATACGGAGTCTCTTTCGCCACACCGCAGCAGTGAATAACGAAGACGCACATCATCGGAATGCTTGGTGGGAAGAAGACCGTTTACTCTATGTCTATTAGCATAGTCTCGCACATATTCTGGGTCGCCAATATTGTCTGGCTTCAAATCAGTTGTCCTTACATAAAAGAAAGCAGACTGTTTATGCGCAGCATCTATGTTATAGTAGTTGCGCGAAAGCTTTACAAATCCTTTGCTGTTCTCAACATATGGTACTTTGTTTGGCAAGCCTTCAAGAGCCTGACGGACGGTCGTTCTTTGCTGAAGCGGTACTTTCATTTGCTCAATGGCTTCCAGTGTGAATGGTTCAACCTGATTGCAAACTCTATATCCGATAAAAAAGTAACGGGTTCTTGTTGTTGGCGCGCCATATTCACTGGCATCAACCCGAATAGGGGGGAGTAGTTGATAGTTTTGAACGTGTGCAAATGCCATAGTTCTGATTTGAGCGAATTTATTGTTCATAATTCCAGGCACATTCTCCGCCACAAAGAATACGGGTTGAAGTTCTTCGACCAACTGAAAAAACTTGGTGAAAAGAGTATTCCGCGGATCGTCAACTGCACCATGTCCAATGCTACTGAATCCTTGACATGGAGGTCCACCAATAATGCCTATGAGATCCTGCTGATTGAGGCCAGATAATTGAAGAAGCGCTTCGCCATTAAGATCAGATATATCCCGGAGAATATGAATTGAACGTGGGAAATTCAGCATATGTGTATTCATTGCATGGGGATTGAACTCAACCGCCGCAGCTACGTTGAAACCAGCCCTTGCAGCACCTAAACTAAGGCCGCCAGCACCGGCATATAGATCAATGACGTTTGGCAATTATATCACTCACATTTCAAGTAAAATACTTTTTAAATCATAATACCCATACAAATCTGGGCTTCATTATAAGCAACAACTACACTGCGGCAACTCCGTATAATCTTATGGTTATTACCCTCACCAATCTTGCTCTATTCCTTCTAACAGTGCTATCATCGCAGTGAAGCTCATCCGCAACCTGCCAGTCCGCGCGCCCGTCAAAATATCGAGCCGGCACAGTTGCAAAGTACGCATCACGCTCAATGCCCTTGAGCGCTTTTTGGATCACTTCGACTTCCTGCTGATCTCTGGACAGCCGCGCCCTGGCATCACACAGAATGGCTTCAAGCATGTCATCAGGGTCGACGCGCACACCGCTTGGCGAGAAACGTACGATGCTGGTACTATGCCCTTGGGTAATACCCGCCTCCAAGTCCGTGAGTCGGGCGATATCGTCCTGCACTTTTTCCAGCAAGTGAGGGTAGGCATACAGGCGGCGCTCGGTCTGCTTGTAAATATCTTTAGCTTCGGTGGCCTGCGCGGTGCGAGTGGCCGCCACAGCACGCTCAACGGCCTCGTTAATTACGGCCATTAGCTTTGGTGAAAGCTGTTCATTCGGCATATCGGGCGGCTCCTTTCACGCTTCGTTCGTTGGTTACATTCGGTGTTTACCACTTATGTTCCTTGTCCATTGCCTCGGCTAAAGCAAGCAGGCTCTTAGCCATTTGTCGCGCTTGATCGGCTGTGCGGAACTGTATGGAGAACCGAATATGGAGCTTCGGATCATTGAGCACCTGCCCGAGGGTTCCATTTCTCGGGCAGGTAACGGGCGCTTCGTAGACATCTGACTTGCACACCACAGCCATGTTTGTGTCGGGAATGCTGAAGAATACCGTATGCCCGTTAGGCACGTCCGTCAGGTCAATCGTCGGCACCACGAGAGGGTCCATGAGTTCGCCCCCGATCATGATCTGCAATACAGATATTATAGCACTTTCTACGGGATATCGGAAGCGTTAGCGTTCCATTTCTGCCCGAAGGTCAGCCTTGATGATATAGTCCAGCCCCTCACGTATGCAATGGTCTTTGACCGCTTGCCCAAACGCTTTCCAATCGGTGTCACTGGGCCAGTAGTTGAGCTTGCCAATTTTGAATCTGTCGATGTAGGCGTGCCCTTCTGCCTTCAGCATTGAGTGACCTTTGAGAAGCTCCAACACATCGCTCGCATCCAGCACCGGCTCAAGGCTGATCCACGTTTTGATGCCGCGCTTATGCGCTTCAAATGGGCCTTTGAACCGCAATGGCGAAACCTCGGCCCCCGGCTCACTAAATACGTCACCGCCTGTGTATGTGATACCGTACCAGTCATTGCCGTCCAGCAGATCAAGGTCGCGGATTTCAGGATTTTTAGAGAGCAGCTGTACGTGATTCCCAGACGCCTTGATGAGCCGAATGATATCCCGTGTGACTGAGGAGTCTACACCCTTCGGATACGGGTCGCACATGAAGCACAGATGGATGAGGGCATCCTTGATGCTGCCTGTGTCCAACTGCCTGCGAACGGACTCCAAGATTCCGTCGCGCGGGCGAACGTCAGTATGGAACTGCTCGCGATCCTTGCGCAGCACGGAAGGCGCGAAGCAATAGAAACAGCGGTGCGGGCAACCTGTATAGATGTTCAAGGCGTACTG